TCAGTTCATTAGTAAGTATGCACCTCCTGGTGATAATAATGATACTGGTGCATACGTTGCAAACATGTCTCGTTCATTGGGCATTGGACCTAATGACAGAATTCCATCACATTTAATTCCTCAATTGCAAGCGGCGATGATTCGCCAAGAGGGTGGACCAGCCGCATCTAATTATTATTCTGGTGTACAGCCTGGTTCTGGTGGTTCAGCATTTGCACTTAGACCGCCATCATTAATGACTGTAGGTATGTCTGGTCAGTATGGCGGTGGCGGTGTAGACCGCCATCATTAATGACTGTAGGTATGTCTGGTCAGTATGGCGGTGGCGGCCGTGCATACAATACTGGTCTTCGCGAGCAGTACGCCCGAGGCACTTTTGGTCAAGGTGATTTTACAGGATCATTTGGCGGAACACTTAGCGGAGCCGAACAAACATATGATACTGGTCGTATCATGCGAACCGCGCTTGGTATTTTTGATGATGGCGGTGGCGGTGGCGGAGATGATTTTGAAGGATCATTTAGTGGAACACTTACTGGACCTGAACAAACATATGTTCGTAATGTAACTACGCTTCAACAAGGTATAATTGATGGCATTGAATCTAGAAGACCATCAACAACTGCATACACAGGACAAGATGCAGATTCAAGATTGATCAGTCTAAATTCTGAATCAAATGAGATGGAGTCTCAGAATCTTGTTTATCAACGACAGATTGCAACAGGCATTCAAAACTTAAACAATCAATATGGTAACCAACGTAAAAGCCTTGAGATGCAATTCTTGGGGCAGATTCAGGGTGATGTTAGTCGTAGCATTTATAAAGCGATTGGTGGATCACAAGGTTTTGGTGTCATGGGACAACAAAATAGTGCGTTTGGTTCTATCAATCAATTATATCAAAGTTCATTTCAAAACTTTGCCACAAAGATTCTTGGCAAAGATATGGGTCCTATCTACGGCAATATCTTTTCACAGTTAGCCGCAAGTTATACAGACCAGTTTGTAAATACTGTTCTTGGTCCTATGTTTGGACCAAATGCCGCAAAAGGCTTTAATCGTGCAATCAATAACTATGCACAGGGCGCGTCAGTTAGAAAACAATACGATGTACTCAAAGCAGATTATGATCAAACAAAAGTAGAGTTTGATAAACTTTCTTCACAAGTAACTCTTGTTGATCGCTTGAATGCAATGAATCCTATCACTGGTAAGATAGGCGCAGACAAGTTGCAAATGATTCAAAAGGTTGATCAATTAGAAGGTATTCTTGGACAGAAAGGCGCACAAGTAGCGCAAGCAAAAGCCGCAGTCAGTCAGAACAAGAAAATGGTGACTGAAGACTTGATCTTTGCTATGACAGGTATTCCAACTGGCATGAGAAGTTTGTTTGGTTACGAAGAAGGCATTCAAAACTTCAGTCAACAAATGGCATTGATGATTGGTCAACCATTTAGCCCAATGTTTGGCCATTTAGCCCAATGTTTGGCGGTGCTGGTGGTTACGAAGAATATCAGCGTAATGTAGAACGTCAAATGAAACTTGGCGTAGACTCACAAGGTCGCTACATGGAACAAGGTGCTCAAGCAATGCTTGGTAGCCACATTACCGGTGCTGATTATCATAATCAAGGTATGAGTCAAGTGCTAGGTGGCCACGTCCAAGCCATGGCGAAAATCACCCAATACTCAGTACAGTCTCAAGCACAGATTGCACAAATGCAACAACGATCTGCACAAATGCAAATGGCGGGTGGCGGAGGTGGCGGAGGTTTCTTCAGTTCTATTGGAAGCATATGGGAAGGCGTTAAGAGTGTCGGTTCCGCAGTAGTAGATGTATTCTCAGGCACTAAGTCAATTGGTGATGCAGTCAAAGGAATTTTCTCGCCATCAGCGCCAGGAGCCGTAGGCGCAGGTGGAGCAATACCTGGACAAACAGGACCTGGCGCACCTGCGGGTGGCGGATTCTCAATGGGTAATGCTCTTGTTGATTTTGGTACAATGTATGCCGCACAAAAACTTGGTTTAGGTTTTGGTCCAGCAACATTTGCAATGAATGCACTCGGAAAAAACTTTGTAGCAGGAAAAGGATTTGAAGGCGCAGGAGATATTCTAAAAGGTGGTGCCGGTGGTATTGGTGTTGGTGGAACATTATTTAATTTGTATGCACTAAAGAATGCTGACATAAAAACACCAGGCGGTCTTATCAATACTGCTTTAGCCGGATATCAAATCTATAATGCATTAGCAACAGGAAGTTTACTTGCCAGTGGCGCTAGTCTTGCCGCTAGTGCTGGTATGGGCTTAGTAAATATGGGCGCAACAGGCATGGGAACAACTCTGTTGAATTTTTCTGGTGGTATGCAAGCCGCCAATGCAGGTATGACTTCCGCACAGTTAGCGGCCGCATATGGTGAGGCTGGTATGACTGTTCCTGTTGGTATGACAAGTGGTGTATATGCCGGTACAGCACTACAGGGACTTGCAGGCGGTATGGCGGGTTCATTTATTGGTAGCGCAATTGCAGGCGATAAGCAAATAATTAAGGGTGTCAGTACATCTACAATTGGTTCGATGATTGGTAACTTTATTATGCCTGGTATTGGTGGTCTTATCGGTGGTATTCTTGGTGGTGTTGCCGACTCTCTTTTTGGTATGGGTCCGAAGAAAACTACTGCCGCTGGTGTTACGGGTACTCTCGCAGAGGGAAGTGGAACCAGTATTCGTCAGTATGAAAATTGGAATCAAGCAGGCGGCAAATTTAGAGGCAGTCGTAGTGGTCGAAATTATTCGGATGCCGATCCAGAACTTGTTAAGTACATGCAAGGTGCAGTTAATAATATCTTTACTGGTGTTCGTGAAGGCGCAAACATTCTAGGTATTGATCCAAACGCTATTACAGGATTCACAAAAGCAATTGAAGTTAACTTGATGGGTCTTTCACAGGCTGATCAAGCAAAGAGACTGCAAGAGAGCCTTCTTGGTTTCAGCGATGATATGATCAAAACTGCATATGCAGATATTGTAAATTATCAGATTAAAGTTGGTGATGCATTAGAAAGCATAACAACAACATTCAGTAGACTTGTAGAATCTACACTCTTCATGAACAATGCGTTTGAGATGTTGAAATACACCGCAGACGATCTTGCTAAAACAATTGGTGGCACAACAGGACTTGCTCTTGCTGATTTGAAATATGATATTATGACAATGTTCGGAGGTAAAGACCTTCGAGAGCAACAAGACAATTTCAATAAATTTGTTGGCGATTACTATAGAACTTTCTATACGCAAGAAGAGCAACTAACTTTTAGTTTGAATCAGAAAAAGAAAGAATTTGAAGCCATCGAAACAGAAATTAAAACTAAGATTAATATTCCAGGTTTGGAAGGCTTTGACATTCCTGAATTCAAAGGCACAGTCGAAGAAAGCAGAATCGCATATCGCGAGTTTGTGGATAACTTTGTTAAGTCTACTGGTTTGGCAACAGACGAATCAAGAGCAATTTATGCTAAGTTGATTCAGGCAGGTCCTTTGTTCTTTGAAGGCGCACAGCAATTTGTTCAATTAAATCAAGTGCAAAAAAAGAAAAAGACAAGAGAAGAGTTGATAGCAGAAGGTACTGTACTTACAGGTACATTTATGGAAGCCGCTGGATCAATTGGTAGTGGTGTGTTTGATGGCTCATTTGCAAATACAGTAAGTGGTGTAACAAGTAGCCTAGACTATATTTCAAGCACATTGTCTAATACACCTGCTGGCGGTATCATTCCTACTGAAGTATTGGGTGCTGGTTCTCAACAATTCCTAAGAGAACAAGGCAACGCATTGATTAAATCATTTGAAGCCGGAACAAATGTAAATACAGTTGTCGATAACTCAGTACGTCAAGTGTCATCACCAATCACAACATTCGTTATGAAAGATGACAAGGTAAGAGACTTCCATCCAATCCTACGCAATACTGAACGATCATCATTAAGAGCATACACTCTCGCGATGAGATAAAAAAAGCCCCTCGCAAGAGGGGCTAAAACTGCACATCGGAGAAAAATAATGAATCAGTCTTCAGCCAACTTTTCGAAATAACTCAGATCACCATCTTCATCATTCCAAGGTGGGCTATCTTCTACAGTTTTTGCCTTTTTAACTTCAGCAGGCTTCTCAGCCTTCTTGGTTACAGGCGCAGAAGGTTTTTCAGTAACCACATCATCTTCTAGATTCAAGACCTTGTTTAGTCTTGCTTTCAATTCGTCATAAGATTTGAAGTTGCCCTCAGTAATAAATTCGGAAAGTTTGTTTTGTGCTTTCCAAATTCTTTCAAGTTCATCATCATCTTCGGAGAGAGCCACGGCTGCATCAAACTCAGACTTATCATAATTTTGATAGCCTTCTACTTTGCGAATCTTCAACTTGAAGTTAGCACCTTCCCATAGATCAAATGGGTTAACAGGTGTTTCATCTTCAAACTCAGGATTCATCAAATCATTCAACTTGTCGAAAATTTTCTTACCAAATTTAAACAAGAAGACCTTACCATCATTGTCAGGATTAGATGGGTCCTTGACAATATACACGTTAGCGATGTATTGAAGTTTACGCTTTTGTTTACGCGCAGTTTCTTTATCTGATTCAACACCAGAGTTCCACAACATGGTGTTGTGTTCAGAAACAGGGTCTTTTTTATTGAGAGTTGTTAGAGAGTTTTCAATGTACCACTGGCCTGTAGGACCTTGAAATGAGTGGGAGAACAATTGAACCCAAGGCATGTCTTCACCTTCAGCCGCAGGTAGAAAGCGAATGACTGCCATGCCATTGCCTGCTTTATCTACTGTTGGTTTCCAGAATCGAGTGTCCTCGTAGGATTTCTTTTCACTAGACTTATCGTTTAGTTTATTGACTTGTTCAGTCAACTTCTCCAAATCTTTTGTGCGAGATTTACGGAGTTCTGCGAATGTATTTGCCATCGTATTTCCTTTGTATTAAAATGTATTAATTGTATTATTTGCTTGTCCACATATATCATGCTCAACTACAGTATTATATAGTTGCTCAAGATTCTTTTTAGGCTGGAGAAGAACACAAATTTGTGATTTTTTCCGCACCTTTACCCCTGCATTACCACTTCCTTCAATGCTTTTTTCATTTTGTGTAAGTCGCACTTTAAGAAGGGCTGGTACTTTTTGCATAATTTGCTTACCTCTTTGTAGATCGGATCATGAATTACTTTATCAGTTCTAGATATAAACTTTAAAATCATATTGAGTACTGCGAGAGTTTCGATGCTAATCTCTTTTCTCATGTACATTTTTATAATCTTTGGATGATCTCCGTTTACACTTTCAAATAATTGATTAAAGTCATTCTGTTCATACTCTGCAAGAAATTCTATCTCATTCTTAAAATGATACGTTATAGATTCTTGCTTTCGTTTCCAATCTTTGTATCTTTCTTCTGCTTGATCAGAGAGTAGTTCACCTACCCATGTCTTTGTGTCGTGCAGAAAATTCGATACCAAAAAGTCTTCTAGGTAAGCGTCTTTGCGATTGCCTAGTTTTGCAAAAAATATTTTATCTCTTCGATTCAAGAAAGCATCGTGGCTTACCTTGATCTTCTTATTATACTTGAAGTAATCGTAGTTGTCAAGTACGAAATGATTCTTCAATGCGGTATAAATCTTGTATGCGTCAAAGGCATCCATTTTCATAGCATCGGTAACTTTGCATGTTTAGTGGCAATCATTTTACCTTTGATGGCTTCACTTTCCATAACATTTTTCATTTTGCTAGAGATGAGTGAAGCCGCAGTCTCAACTTCCAAATTGTTTTGCTCACAGAATAAGAGAACCGCATCAATCATAGTGATTGGTGATTTAATCTTCATAAGTTCTTTGATGTGATTCTCAAATTCTTTTGGAGTCAATATATTTAATTTACCATTCATTTTTTAAGTTGAGTCGGAATGTTACGGGCACCTGGCGCATCAACAGTTCCGTGCGTAATTGAATACGCAAGACAAACCTTGTCATTTGCATCAGCATAAGAACAACGTACTGCAATAGGATCAATACCTTTTTCAATAGCACGTTCAATATTTTTTGACATGAGTTCCTTTTCTGTGAGAAACATAAAGAACAATGTTGCACATGCTGTGGCTACCATAACGCATAGCGCAATGTATAGCCCATTGTTTGAGGTATTAGAGTCTTTCATTCGGATTCCTTTTGTAGTTGTAGAAAATATGTCTACCGATGGTAATTTCTTTCTTAGCGAAAGACCAATTCGGGTTAACATAGTCTGCATGATAGAATAACGCACCGTTTGTTGGGTCCTTTAGATTGTCATGATTTGTGTAAAAATGAATTGCTAGTCTCAATGCTTCATTATACACTGGATTAGCACCATTTGTCAAGAGATTATTGGTTGAAATGAATTTGGGTTTATCTTCACACCACCAAGAAAATTGACATGTACTACCTATCTTCTGTTTTACTACACCACAAATAGAGTCAGAGAATTTACCACTATTAACTCTGTTTTGTGTAACAAACGCAACGGCGTATTTGCCAAGAGTTGGCTCATGTCCTGCTTCAAAGTAAATGTTTTCTGCTAGGCAATAAATCTCTCCTCTAGCCTCTTTTGTGAATTGCGAAATTTGCAAATTCAAATTTGGCCTCGTTGTTTGACTTATTTTGTTATAATGCCACATTGTCATCATCGTCAAACATATGAGAAACAATACTTGGACCTTATTGGTTAAGGTTTTCATATCTCCTCCTTCTGTTTTAGTTAACACAACTATATGAGAAACAAATCCGGTCTGTTAAAGTAGCAAAAGAATTGCCCTAATGAACTTTTGTTATTTTCTAGAAAAGAAGTTTTTTTCATGCTTTCATTTAATGCATTGGCTAAGTTTTCATTTCCGACATAAAACTTACATGCGGATATTGCTCTAGCCAAATCAAGTATCGTGGGGGTGGGATAGTATTCTATACCATCTTTTAGTTTCAGATAAAAAGGATTCATCTGATCATTACCTGCTTGATACCTTCCGGTCCGCGAGATAACTATTTTATTTAGCACCCTCATATCTTTATCTACCGTAACCCATGGCTCATCAAGTTTTTCCTCATGATTACCTCTAATACCAAGCCCTAAAAACACGCTTTCTGCAATAGTAATTTCTGGTATATTAAATATAAATCTGCGAAACAAGTCTAAATTGTGCCTTATTTCTTCACCATTGTAAATTTTTACATCATGAATGTACTCCTGAGTCTTCAATAGAGATATTATACTCTCTGCGCCTTCATTTGTCAACATCACCTCATTCGGACCCGAATCAACTACACCAGTTCTAAGATAAAGAATGCCGCCACCAAGATGTTTGATAGCAGGCAATGCCCAAATAATGTCACCTAGTTTGCCCGAATGTAAAAATGTATTTACCATATGAAGTTATTTTTCGAATGCTCAATGATTTTCTTCAACTCATCGTCAAATACTGCTTTCGGCTGCCATCCGAGTGCTTTGAGTTTTGTATCGTCTAGTGCATAGCGCACATCATGTCCAGGTCGTGTGTAATAGGTAAGATATTTTTCGTAATCAAAATCAGAATTCATCCAACGAATGATTTTCTTAATCACTTCGATGTTTTGATTGTCAAAACTGCTTCTGCGGTATCTGATGCATGTAACCAAGTGCGCCAAGGCATACCACGATCATGAACGTCAATCTTTTTGCCTAGCATTAGATGCTTGCAACTCTTTGGTATGAGTTTTTCTGCGTATTGACCAACACCATAATTGTTTGTTGGGCGCACAATGACGTAAGGCACTTTAAATGTTCGCGCCCACGCGAGGATCAACATGTCGGCCGCGGCTTTTGATGCTGAGTATGGATTGCTAGGCTTTAACAAATCTGTTTCAATGTGTGCGCCTTGTTCAATGTCACCATAAACTTCATCTGTACTGAAGTGTAATAGTGTTGGCATGTTATACAAACTCTTTTGTTTGATCAACTGTAGCAGTTTGTGAACGCCATTGATGTTAGAACGTAGAAAAACTTCTGAAGACATAATGCTATTGTCAACATGAGATTCTGCCGCGCAATTGATTACATAATCGCAATCTGCTAGACGGTCTAGATCATTAATGTCCGACTGAAAAAATCTAAAATGATCTGGCGATATTTCAAATAGTTTATCAATCAAATCTTCATCTGCGGCATATGTCATCTTATCAACACCGATTACATAGTAACCTTCTTCAAGGCAACGCTTTGCAACATAGTAACCAATGAAGCCACAACAGCCTGTAACGTAAACAACTTTTGTCATGTGTAACTTTCCAATGTTTTTATTATTCCGTCCAGTCGAAATTTTTCTTTGCATAACAGTTCACCATTACCGATATAGTTAATCAAAGATTGACTTTCTACCACATACGAATCTGTATCGATCCCATGAATTTTGCAATACATGTCTAGTATATCAGAAACCTTATACTTTTTCAAGTAAACAAGATTCACATCAGTATTGTAAGGCTCATCTTCAATGTAAGATTCAATTACTTTAAAAGTATCTGCCAAAGAAAAAAAGTCAACATACCGATCATCTTTTAGTGTAAATTGCTTGCCCTCTTTTACATGCGAAATGAAACGCTTCAACAAACGATTTTCTGATTCTGACTTATCAATTACAGAGAACAATCTAACATTATAACACTTATCAATATTCTTTGCAAGTCTTGCGGTAATGTTTTTACTTAGTCCATAACTATGTACTGGCACATATTGTTCGAGTTCATTCTCTGATACACAATCAAGAGACAGGTCGATGCAAAAGTCTGCACCTGATGAAAAGTTTATAAGTCTACCGAATGATTCTCTGCATTGTGCTAGATTCACAAACATAGAAAGATTGTCAGATAAAATTTCATTGTCAACCCTTCTTGGTGTATCTCTACCTACCGCCGCACAATGTACAATGGTATCGAATTTATGACTGAAGCAGTATTCTACAACTGCTTGCCTATCAGTCAAATCCAATTCTTTGGAAGTTGGCGCATGAACATCATAATATGATAGTTGCTTTGCGAGATAACTTCCAATAAATCCTGATGCGCCTGTGACTAAGACTTTCATCTCTTATATTCTACATAACGATTGTTGTTTGCATAGTCTTCATTTGTGACATATGGAAATTGATCGTTGATTGGTCTGCCTGCTTCAAGTTTTGGTTCAATCAAAACTTTATCGCTTACCATTACTTCAATGAGAATCTTACCCGTCACTAAATGAAATGGTGTTAACTGATTTACATCCGTCACGCGAAGATAATTCATGCCGTAAGCAAAAGCAATCTTTTCAAAGTTTGGTCGACCTGGTCCGCGCCCATTACCTGTAGCGGCGTGATTGCCTTTCATGTATGTGTCTTGGAATTGACGAATCATACCTAAGCCATGATTGTTAAACACAATCACTTTTACATCTAAGTCATATTCAATCAATGTCTGCAACTCTTGCAAGTTCATCTGAATGCCGCCATCGCCATTGATAGAATACACATCTTTATCCATATTCATCATTCGCGCACCAATTGCGGCAGGCAATGAATAACCCATTGAGTAGTGACCAGAACTAGTGATGAGTTTCTGTTCGCCTTTGCGATTGAAAATCTGATAAGTCCATGCATGATTTGCACCAGCATCGGTTACAAAGATTGCTTTGTCTGATGCAATTTGATTCAATCGCTGTAAGAAAGTGTACGGGTTTAGACTACCAACTTCTTGTGCGCCAACGCTAATATCTACATTCAAAAACTTGTTACGCATTTCTTGCGTATAATCGCGCCACTCTGTTTTAACTGGCTCTGTAGTCACTTGCGTTATAACATTAGGCAAGAAAGAAAAATCAAGAACCACACCTTCATATTGTGGCGATGGATACTTTTTCAATTCTTCTTCGTCAATGTCAAGCACAAGAAACTTTGCTTGTGGCGCGAATGTATTTGGATTGCCTGAACGCTGACGATTATCAAGTCTAGAACCTAGAACAAGAATACGATCTGCGTTTTGAATAACGTAGTTACCACCACGATTACCATAGACACCAAAATGTCCACAGTAATTTTGCATATCGTGATTAAACGAATTGAGTGCTGACCAAGACGCAACAAATGGAATGTCTGTGGTTTGTAACCACTCTTCAAGATTCTTTTCTACACCAGCAAGTTCAGCGCCAGCACCGAACACAACTAATGGGCGTTCTGCACCTTTGAGAAATTCTGTAATCTTTGATGCGGTATCATTAATCTTTTGTGTTTCAATAATAGGATTCGTAAATGCTGGCAATAGCAGTTCATCGTCATCCAGTTCCTCTGTT